GTGGAGCTGTCAACGGACGAAGGATTCAAGGTGGGCGACTGGGTGATGATCGGGAAGCACCAGGGTGAGAAGTTCCGCACGAGGGACAACACGCTCTGGATCGTGATCTCGGACACGCAATACATCGCAGTGCTGGATGACCCGGCAGCGTTTGATTGCATGTCACTCTAAGCCTAGAATCAGGAGAGATGACTATGGCGGAAGGCAACAAAGCGATAGAGTACGAGTTCGAGGACCTGCGGCGGAACACCGATCCATTGCCAAGCGCTGTGCTTGCAGAACTTGAAGTGGACGAGGAGACAGGAGCCACAACGGACGCAGATGACACTGGTGACGCGGGTGACGCGGGTGACGAAGGTGGCGACGGTGACGAGGAGATGGTGCCGGTCTCGGAGGTCAACAAGCGCATAGCGCGAGTTCGACGCGAGAGTGACCGGAAGATCGCAGCCGCCACGGAGGAAGCCGGTAAGGAGATCGGTGATCTGCAAAAGCGGCTCGGCGCTATCGAGGATCAGGATGAAGTTGGAGCGCTGGAATACGATCACCGGACCAAGGTCGAAACGATCAACAAGGAGATCGAGAAGGCCATGGAGGACGGTGACTCGAAAGGAGTCACCAGGCTGACGACGGAACTGGCTGAGGCGACTGCTGCGGTCACGATTGAACGGGAGAAGTTCAAGCACAAGCGAGCTGCGGACGAGCATGAAGATCCAGATGATCTGCATGACCCGAACAAGCCGCCAGCAGTTATCCCGAGGGCCAAGGACTGGCTGAGTGAGCAGGATTGGTGGGACGACGGTGAACTTGCGCACGTCAAGCGGTTCGTGAACCGGCTCGACTCGAAGCTGCAAGAGAAAGGTTACTCACCACACGACGATGACTTCTATGAGCAACTGGAGGAAGCGGTCGAGACCAAGTATCCAGGCATCATCACTCACACGATGGAGGACCTGGGGCTCGACGATGACGATGAAGGTGCGGATGAATTTGCAAACATCCCCGACAAGCGCACCGCGAGCAAGAAGAAGGCTCGTCGCGCAGCTCAGCGTTCGCCAGTCGGCGGCAAGGATGCAGCCGGTAGCAAGGGACGACCACGCAATCGTCGGCAGGGAAAGACATTGAACCGGAACCAGATCGCCAACATGAAGATGTTCGGGATGGACCCTGACAACAAGGAACATGTTGAAGCGTATCTCGCGGAGGTGAAGTGATGGCTACCAAGAAGTCAGCGGCACGAGAGACAGCGGAAGCACGGCAAGCTCGCAGTGCGGAGGGAACCAAGGACGCGAAAGGCAAGGACAAGAATCTGCCCGAAGCAACAGTTCATGCTGAGGGTGAAGCGGAACACCTCGCACATGAGGAGAACACCGACCGGGAAATGGATGCGATCTATGACTCGGACGATGAGAACGAGGTGATTGAGTGGAAGCGGCATTCGGATTTGGACGCGCCGCCAGCCAGGGCAGGCTACGTGAATCGGTTCATCAGGATTCGATTAGGGACCGTTCGTGATACAGCCCGGTTGCGTAATGCAATGAGAGAAGGATGGAGGCCGGTACTGAAAAGCTCAGTATCCGACCGTTCACTGCCAGCCGTTCATCTCGAAAACGTGGGCGATGTAATTGGCGTAGAGGATCTAATCCTATGCGAGATGCCTGAGAGAGCGTACAAGTCGCGCAAGAAGTTCTTCCGAGAAAAACTTGCTCGCCAAAATGCTGCGATCGAAAGGCAACTCCGAAACGTGTCGCGTACTGATACACCGGGCTTTGGTCCGATTCAGCAACAACGCAGCACGTCGGTGACTCGGGCACCTGCGCGTAAAAACGTAGAAGTGGCCGATGATGAGATCTAACCAACGAAACGGAGACCACGATAATGGCAAACGTAGACAGACCGTTCGGGCTCGTCCCGTCGCGGCACTCTGCGGGTGGAACTCCCCAACGGTTGGGCGGCTACACGATTGCAAGCGGACTGGCAGAGGACATCTTCTCGGGTGACCCTGTTGATCTGACCGGAACAGGTCGGAACATCTCGCTTGCAGTTGCAGCCATCGACGAACCTATTGTCGGTGTGTTTGCAGGTGTGAAGTACGTCGATGCCAACGGGGACCAACAGTTCCGTCCAAGGTGGGCCACTGGGACAGTCGCTACGGAAATAGAAGCCCTTGTGTATGACGATCCCCTCCAGGAGTTCGTCGCACAGGTAGACGACACCGCAGGCTTGATAGAAGCCGATGTCGGACTGCTTGCCGCTCTAGTAGCTGGCGCAGGGAACGCTTTCACAGGTAGATCAGCTTGGCAGATTGACCAATCCACACTCGCAGTAACTATCACGCTGCAAGTGCGGATTCTTGGTCTTGCTCGCCAGCTTGAGAATGAGTTCGGCCAGTTTGCAAAAGCTCGCTGCGTCATTCAAAGACACCGCTACGGTGCCCAGCCCAGCGTAGGAGTGTGAATCATGGCTATGACTCGCAATGATTTTCGCAAACAACTCCAGGAAGGACTGAATGCCGTGTTCGGTATGGAGTACAAGCGATACCCAGAGGAGTGGCGCGAGATCTTCGACATCGAGCGATCGATGAAGGCATTCGAGGAAGATGTGCTGCTTGCTGGTTTCGCTGGTGCGCCAGTCAAACCTGAAGGCGAAGGGGTAGCCTACGACGAGGGAGCAGAATCCTACGTCGCACGTTACACACATGAGACGATTGCATTAGCTTTCGCAATCACCGAGGAGGCTGAAGAAGATGGCCTCTACGGAAGTCTCGGCGCGAAGTATTCGCGTTCACTGGCCCGTTCACTCCAGCACACGAAGGAAGTGAAGGGAGCCAACATCATCAACAACGGGTTCGACGTTCTGTTCCCCGGTGGCGATGGTGTCGCACTGTTCTCGGCTGCGCACCCGCAGTTCGGTGGAGGTGTCCAGTCCAACACGCTGGCGACTCCTGCCGATCTCGCAGAGGCGAGCCTGGAGCAAGCTGCTATCGACATCTCCGAGTTCGATGACGATAGAGGCATCCCGATTGCCGCGCAGATCACAAAGCTGATTGTTCCGACTGAACTTCAGTTCGTGGCCACGCGGATCTTGATGTCTCCCTATCGCACCAACACGGGTGATAACGACATCAGCGCGATCTACACCCTCGGCACAGTCGGAGATGGGTTCTGCGTGAACCATCGTCTCACTGATCCTGATCAGTGGACGCTCAAGACCGACGTACCCGATGGGCTCAAGCACTTCGTTCGTAAGAAAGTGTCCCGTGGTATCGAAGGCGACTTCGAGACCGGGAACCTCCGGTACAAGGCCCGAGAGCGTTACAGCTTCGGGTTCTCTGACTGGCGCGGTGCTTACGGTTCGCCGGGAGGCGGAAGCTAACACCTGATCTGACGATCAGATGTGACTGGTGGTCCCGTGCCACTCCGGTGGTACGGGATCATTCACTTTAATCGAACGGCGAAGGGACTCGCCTGCTCAACTGGAGCTGTTCATCATGAGTAGACACACAATCACACATGCCGAGGACTTGTTCATCGGCGCACCTGTCGGCAACGGCATCAATCAATCGCTGCGTGGCATGTCCATGGCAGTCCTGACTCGACTCGTCCTTACAGATGTCGAGGTCGGAGATGTTGACGGACTGATCACAGCGGCTGGCTCAGGCGCTGCTGGCGCACTCGGAGACCTCGTTATCGATGGCGCACTGGCGGTCGCCGGGGTGGGCATCCTCGCCACGCCGCGCAACGTCATCATCGACTCAACCAACGCGGGTGACGGAACCCAGGTCGTGACCATCACTGGTCGGGACACGGTGGGCAACCTGCTGGTCGAGGCGATCACGTTGAACGGTGTCACCGAAGCGGTGGGTGCATCAGCGTTTTCCGCGATCACCAACATCAACCTCGATGTGGTCACAGCCGGTAACCTCACAGTCGGCACCAGCGTCACGCTGGCCAACGTCGAGCTGGGGTTGGAAGGCCAACTGGTCAATGCCTTCGACGTACTCCACGCCTTCGATGGCGCGGGTGCAGCAGAGGGTGGCACGTTCACCGTGGCAGACCAGACTGATCCGCCGACAGCAGTGACAGGTGATGCTCGGGGCACTTACAGCCCAGGCAACCTGCCGGATGGGGCTGCGGATTACATCTTGCTCTATGTCGCTTCGGATCTGACCAAGCTAGGCTACGGAGTCAACTTCACAGGCTAATCGGGAGAAGGTCTCATGAGACCGAATGTATTAAGAATCTTCCCGTATGCCGTTGCTGACATTGACGCTGTTGCGACTGCTCAGACTCCGGCTGCTGGTGGCATCCAGGCGCTGACCATCGATGGTGTTTTTGCCACCGCTGGGGTAGCGACGATGGATGAGCACCGTCAGGTGGTGTTCACCTTTGCAGCGGACGAGTCGGCCAGGACGTTCATCGTTCGAGGAACTAATCGGAAGGGGAACACCCGCGTCGAAGCGGTGGCTGGTGCTGCGGCATTAGCGACCACGGTGCAGGGCTTCTCGACCGTGACCGAGATCCTGATCGATGACGATAGCGCAGGCGCGATCTCAGTCGGCACGGCTACCATCGTGCAGACCGACTGGTTCCCACTGGACTACATCATCTCGGACTTCAAGGTAGCTCTGAGCATGGTGTTCAGTGGGGCGCTGACGCCTTCATTCGATGTGCAGGTCACCTTGTCGAATCTGCTTTCGCCTCGGGGGAATGATCCACAGCCCACTGTCAACTCATGGTTCGGCAGTGAGTTCGGATTGATCTTCCCGACCGCGAATGTGCAGGATCACGACACGCTGGTGACAGTCGTGGCTGACGCTACTGGGAACCTCGCGTTCCCGGTCAGAGCCATCCGCCTGCAATCGAATCAGGTGTTCACCGTCGATCCAGTGATCATGGAGATCGTCCAGAGCGGACATACCGGGAGATAAGCAATGGCCACAACGGGGACGTTTATAACTGACCCGAATCTGGCCGCTTTTACGGAGGAAGCTGCTGAGCGAGCAGGGTTAGATCCGAAGGCGATCGAAGGTGATCACATCGTATCGATCCGGCGCTCAGTGGGCTTCATCCTTTCCAGGTGGTCAAACCTCGGCTTTAGACAGTGGACCTTCAGTCAGAATGTCCACACGATCGCCACTGTCGGGGAGAACGTGTTCGATCTGCCGGAAGGCGCGATCGACGTGCAGATGGTCGTGCTCCGGCGCAACGGTGTGGACACGCAGATGTATCCCATCTCGCGTGAGGACTACACGCTCCTGCATGACAAGAACCTGACCGGGCGACCGGACAGGTACTTCATCGACCGTCGTCGGGATACCCCTGGCGACTCGGTGCCGATCCAGATGTTCTTCTGGCTGGCTGGTGAAAACCTTACCGACCAGATCATCAGCGACGTGTACTTCCAGATCGAGGACGGTGGCGTGGCGCAGAACACGCTCGACATCCCGTTCCGATTCCAGGAGGCGTTCGTATGTGAGCTGGCTGCGCGGATCTCGCAGAAGTTCAAGCCTGAACGCTACATGGCACTGCGAGGAGAGGCCGAAGTGTGTTTCGCGGAGGCCAAGGACGAGGATCGAGACTCAGCACCGCTGGTGATCTCGGTCAACTACGACAGGTTCTATGGGAGACGTTAGATGGCAAGCAGGCAAAATCTAAGCGGTCGCGGGTATCGCGGTGGGCGCGGAGGCGGCTACGGTTACGGGCCGCTCGCTGGTGCCTATGGAGGACCGGCGAACCTCGTCAACCCGAAGATGGAGGAGTGGCGGCGACAGCAAGCATCCAGCAAAGGCGTCAATCGTGCGGATGCAGCGCAACGACGCATCGCCCAGGCGCAGCAGACCGGCGTAGGTCGCGGCACCCAGGAGCAGATCGTCCGTCACACCACGCCAGGTGGTGGCGGCTACAACCGGGCCGAAGCGATAGCGCGAGAGCGTCAGTTGGCCATGAGGCCAGAGGCAGAGCAGATAGCGATGCTGGGCCGCAAGGCGAATCCGAATGCAGGTCAGCCAGGACAGGAGAAGTTCGACTCCGGTCTCGAAGGCACAAGCCTCGAAGGTGCGATCAATGGTGGTGGCCCACTCAAGAAGGAGTCCAAGTGGACTCCCGAGGCGAGGAAACGCTGGCGGCAGGACCAGAAGGATCTCCAGAACCCGTTTGGCCCACGGATGCGAAAGGATGAGAGTGGCCAGTGGTCTGCTGAGCAGAAGCAGATGTGGCAAAGGGGCGAGACGCCTCGACAGCAGTTGGCCGGTATCACTGGTGGTCAGGCTGGGATCGATCGGGCCATGAGCCGGATGGCTGCTAACACGGGGCGAGCGATGCCGCCAGCGGAAGCTGCTGAGGCACCCTGGAAAGTGGAGGAGCGACAAGCGGCTGAGGCTGCGAAAGCCAAGGCGATGGGCGAGTCCAGGGCCGCACAGATGGGTGGCGGCAGGAAAACCATCGGGCAAGGTTTCCGTGGCATGGGGCAAGGGTTCCGTGGCTACGGTGGGTTCATGAATCGAGCCCGACAAGCAGCCCTGGCGAAGCAGGGTGGTGGCGCGTTCGGGACCAGGCGATCACCTGGATCGAAGGGAGCGATCGATGCCAGCGGCTTCGGTGGTCGGTCGAGGATGTTCGGTAGACGAGGCGCTCGCGCAGGCATCACCGGCACGGAGCCAAAGGCAACACCACCGAAACGAACTGGAGCGCTCGGTCGTCGCTCGCCGCGTAGCCGTGGGCTTAGGGGCAGAGGGATAGGCGGAGGGATGGGAGGAACGCTCTGATGGCCAGCCGACAGAACTTGATGAACCGATCGAACGCCTTCAAGGGTGCTGGTGGTGCGTTGTCGAAGGTGTACGGCGCAGCGCAGAGACAGATCAAGAAGCGACGTGCGCAGCCGACCATCTCGGAGCAGCCAGCCGGGGAACTCTCGGGAGAGCGCCGGGAGACTGGTGGCTTCCGGGACATGGGCAGTGCAGGAGTCGCTATCGGTGAGCGTGATCCGACTCGTGCCGGTCAAGTCCAGATCGCACCAGACTTCCGTGAGCACATGCAACGGGCCGAGGAGCAGCGCCGACGAACGACAGCACCACCGGCACCGACGCAGCCGCCGATCCCACAGGGACCTGGGTACGA